TGATTAAACATATCGGTAAAAATGTCTGGAGTATTTTGGAGGTTATAGTAGCTAAGGTCTGTGCCTTTAGGAGGGTCTGCGGCGAAGTTTGCTGCTCCCCTTCTATAAGCCTCCTCATCACTATCAAAATCACCAAATTCTTTAAAACCTTGTAAAGTGCCTCTAAGAGCCTGACTACCTTGCTGATAAGATGCTTGTTGATAGCCTAAATTAGCTCTATCTCTATCTGCTGCATTACTGTAAGTTCTGCCCATAATATCGGTAAAAACAACAGGATCATCAGAGCCAAGGCTAATAGGAGCTATATTAGTTGGAGTTCCTGAATCTCCACTTCCTAAACCACCCAACGCAACAAATTCAGCGCCTGATACATCCTTATCAGCCTGCGCAGCAGTGTCATAATCATCACCACTACCCGTAGTATCATAGTTAACGTTAGAAAAATTTGTCGTTATGTTAGTGCCGCCTCCCGCACTAATTTGTTGATCTAACTCATCAGACGTAGGTGTGAAATCTTCATCATCGCCAAAATCCATCTTTCCAGAAGATGATGAATTATTATTATTATTCTTATTACTACTCGTAGAGCTGCTAGACTGAAAAATCGGGTTGTTAGCGGTACTCGCCATACCCTGACCATAGTAATAAGAAGGAATACCACCTGGACCTGTAACCGTAGGAGCGTCCTGACGATAATCTTGAAGTATACCCTCTTCTTCAGGGTTAATATACGCCAACATATGTGGCTGACCCGCAATGTTAGTCTGTCTCGGAACAATGCCACCCATGTTTTTCTCAATAGGTGTCTCAATAGGTGAAATACTGCCAAATACAGGATCTGATAAATAATCATAAATATCAATATCAACAGGCGAAGCAGGTAAATCAATCGAGCCAATCGGACTAACAGCAGTCATTGTCGGACCCGCAGTTGTCGTAATCTGATTCGTTACTGGATTTTGAACAAATTGTGAAGAAACAGGCGCAGTATTTACAGAAGGACCAAATAATGAAGCCCCTTCTAGCCCCCTAACAAAAGATCCAATACCCCCCATCTGTCTATCAGTAGAAGCTTGATTACTTAAAGCACCCTGATTAGATCCACTTGATTCAGTAGAACTAGTTGTTTGTGTAGCTCCTGTAAAACCAGTAGAAGGAGATCCACCAGAAGAAACAGACTGATTGTTATTGCGCTGAATATCAGAATAATCTACTAAAAAATTATTTGAACCCTGTACGTCAAATTCAATACCCTTGTTCTTGAACATCTGAGCATACTGACTGTCCATATCAACACCAGCAGCCGTTAAAGCCTGATTAATATCAGCCTGAGTCAAACCAAAATTAGCCGCACGGTCAGGAGCCATACCTGTTATAGGCGCACCACGCTCATCAGTTAAATAAACTTCTCTCCCAAGAACCTTATAATTATAACCACTGTCCCCAAGAACACCACTGCTACCCGAACCTGGAACACTCGCCTGACCTGTACCTGTAGATAAACTTGCAGCATCACCGCCTGTGTACATTTGACGAGTTGCCTCACGAGCAGAAGCTATCGGATTGTTAGATGACATAATCTTATTCCAATCTCGAACATCAACATTGGAACCAACAGAGCCAGATAAAATATCAATAGCCTGATAAACATCAGCACCAGTCGCACCCATAAACTCAGCAAGATTAGGTTTATTACCAGTAGCATACTGATTGACATTCGTAGGAGTACCACCACCCTGCATATACTGAACAATACCACCCTCACGCATAGGACGCGGCATACCGCGACCCATCGGTGGTGTTCTCATCATAGGTGTCCCAGGTGCAACCATACGCTGTTGCTGCGGCGCAAACATATTACGCCCCAACATACCCTCTAATGAATCTCCAAAACGCTTACGCCTCGGCGCATTTGAACCCTGTTGTTGCGGTTGTGGTTGCGGAACCTGCCTATTAGGAGCTACAGGAAAAGTCCCAGGACCGCCCATAGGTGGCTGCATCATAGGTGGTGGCATACCCGCTAACGGCATGGGAGGTAACGGCGCAAACGGATTGCCACCCTGTGGTACAGGAAAAGTACCTGGACCACCCATCGGCATCATAGGAGGTAAACCGCCCATCGGCTGCATCGGTGCAGGCATTCCAGGCATAGGTGGGGGAGTCAATCCAGTTTTTACTGCTACCATGCGTAAATTCTCCTATCAAACTTAATCGGCATCCTAACAGCAAGTCAAAATTTAATCAACACACTCTAGCAATCCATTCCTCATCATGCTTTTTGCCAACCTATGCCTATTAGAATAACAATAATTCTTGCCATTCCACTCGCACATCTCAATCGCTAACCTTCGAATAAACTTCGGCTCACTCTCGCCGCCCATCATATGACTCACAGCAATAAACGGCACAACCTCACCCGCAGTCTGCGCTTCAAACTCAAGAACTTCACAATAATCTAACTTATATCTAGGCATCAATCAGAACCTTCCTGAATCTCCTTCCATCTGTCCCAAGACGTAAAAATATCATCACAGGACTCCCTAACCTCCATAACATCATCCTCAGAAGTGGAAAACCCAATCATACAACCATCATCTTGTTCAGCCATAAAAGCAACATTGCTCTCATTTATCCAAAAATTATCCCCTATAGTAACACGGGTAACACTCGCCCATCTATTCATATACCCACTCCGTATTGCTAATGTTTAGCATATTATGGAACTGTCTAGGGTACCTGTCAAGGCGGCAGGGTACCTAAAAGTTTTCTGGGGGTAATTGTAGGTGGAAAACTTAGTGTAAGCTGACTGACCGACACAAGTACAAAAAGGGGGGGGTCATACCCCATACACCCCGATAAACCGAATAAGTTTTAAAATTGCTTAGGGTACCTTAGACAAAAAAAAGAGCGGCATTGCCGCTCTGATTTCTAGATGATGCGCTGTCCTATGACAGCGCGGTTATTCTGTCTTGCCACCATTCAAATTCACTGTCATCTAATCCAGACCAAATAGATGCCGCGCCAATTCTATTCTCTGGAAGCATTGTCGTTCCACTAGTTTCAGTCTCAATAGTTTGTAAAACTTGATAACGTGTAAGGTCTGTTCCATCGCCATACCTTGCGCCATTGGATTGCTGTGTGTGTGTGACTACGGCATTATCGCCAACGCGATTTCTGATTTCAGATACAGCGGCACGCACGCGCTGTTCTGAACATCCTGTGGCGTCAATAATGTCGCGTGTCGTTGCGCCATTCTCTGAACGCATCATAGTATACTGAACGCCAACGCGAGAACCATTTCTAAATGGCGCTGTTGGCGTTTCAATAGTTGTGGAAGTTTCACCATGCTCAAATCTATTTTGAACTGTCCAAGTAACAAAATTGTTTAGGAATAAAAACCAATTCCAAATCTTGTTTGCTTCAATCGTGCCGCTATGCTGTCTAAATTCAATCGTGCCTCTACGCCATGTGTCTAAGTTAACAGCGTAAAACTTGCCATGATTTAATTGTTGGATGTTTGTAGCATTGTCAATTTTGGTGGCGTTTAATGGTTGGCAATATCTATTGTTGGTTCTTGAACGTGGGAACATAGTATTGATTATATCTTGCTGTCGTTCCCAACGAAAAAACAAATCTTTAACTATTGGGAAGTCAAAAGGTTCGCCATGCTCTGATAGGAAATTGCCGTTTCTTTCAGTATGCAAGATGCTATCGCCTGTAAATCTTGCCGCGTGTGTCGTGTCAGCTATTGGCGCGTTGCCTATATGAATATGTAATCCACACGATTGATTGATGCGACACCCTATGTCGCTCAATACTCTACATACACTTTCTATGTATTCCTTGGCTACTTGGCATGGCACCAATGGCGGCAATACTATTTCAGCGTCAACGCTAGGTGTGCCATCTGGTTTTACTTGGCAACCTTTTATTCCATTGTCATTTAATGCACGTTGTACTGTTGGTACAGGAACGCCATATGTTTCTATTTCTATTCCACCAGATAATAATAAGGTCATAATTTCCCACTTTCTTTTTTTGTTTATATATATAAAGTATAAAATTTTTTATATTATCGCAAGTAAAAAACACTAAAAAACACTAGAAAATAGTAAAAATATTCGGGTTATTTTTGGCCTAAACCGGGCTGCAGCCGGGTGTAAAATATATATAAATAGGGAGATATATACATATATCCCGAACCCCGACCCCGAAACCCCGAGTCTCGAACCCCGAATCCCAATCGATACCGGGTCGATACCGGGCAGGCCCCGGGTCGAAAGCGAACAATTGTTCGGGTTATTACCGGGTCGCCGAAAAAAATTTTAATTTTTACCGGGTCGATGCTGGTGCTGCGGGGGTCGATACCGGGTAAAAATCGACAAAATACCGGGTCGACAGCCCGATAACCCAAACAAATGCTCGGATTATGCCCCGGTCAAGCTGCTGCTGGCAGGGCCTGCACCGGGTTGACTCTCGATAAAATCAACCATTTAATTAATATATACCGGGTTGAAGGCGCAGTAACCCGAACAATTACTCGGATTATCCCGAAGATCGACCCCGAATCCCGACTCGACCCGGTACGCAGCCAAAAATCGATGTTGACTCTGGGAATCCCTCAGCGCCTCCGCAGTAACCCGAACAAATTTTCGGCTTATCGACCCCGAAGCTGGTTCTTCCCCCTACTGGACGGCAAAAAAAACGGGGCTACAGGGCGGATGACCGCCCTCCCCAAGCGTTCAGATCACTCTGCTGGCTCTTGACTATAATCCGTTATAGGATTTTGTTCGGGTTTTGGTATGTTTTCCGCTGGCGTGACATCAATCATACGATTTTTAGCACGATCCATAAATTCTTGCAGTTGCTCCACAATCTGCTCACGACTGAGATTATCAACGTGTTCGTGAGTTACATGGCTACGGGCGACCATGAGGCCAGTTACCTTCAGCCTGAGTTC